GGATCTAACATTTTTAATTGAAGATCACGCTTATAAAAATCAGCATATCCTGCTCGACCTGAAACGGATTCATAATGTGTTCTTATCCATTCCATTACTTGTTGTGCCCCAGAAGGTGCAATCGGATCGTGAAGGTCAACTGTGATACTTCCCCACACGCCTCTTCCGTTTGATATTTTTCGATAACTATTAATGAACTTAATGTCACTAGATTGAAAACTTATATCAGGTCGCTTCGTAGAAGTTACTAAAAATGAGTCAATACCTTCAATCGCAAGGACCCAACGATAACCTCTTTTTGGTTCGAACTTGTTTGGTAACATATCTGTGACTGAAAGTGTTTCTGCCATTTTAATCTCCTTAATCTATTTATATATATCTATTTCTTAGATATTTGAACCTGCATTTGTAACAACAAAATCAAGTGCCACAAATTCAACTGAACGCGTTGGCTGTAAGAATATCTTACCGCGTATTGTATTGTTCTCAACATCAGCCTGTGTGGTTGTTGATGTATCAATAACTGCTTTGTATCGATCGATTCCACTTTGTTCTTGTACTCTTTGGAGGATTGGGTTAACCAAGGCAGTAAATTTTTCTAAAGTTTCTTCTCTATTCGGCTCAAACAACAAAGTGTTTGCAACATTTTTAACTTTTCTACGAACATTAATTAAAAGTCTTCTTACATTAATTCGATCTAAAGCAGAATTTGCTGATTGTAATGTTTTTTGACCCCAGATTGTAACACCAGTTCCTGGAAATGCTGTGATAGGATTGATATCTGCTTCGTAAAGATCATCTAAGTTTGTTCTATTTAGTCTAACAGCCGCTACCTCAACACTATTTAGTGCGCCTCTTGCAAAACCAGCCGGTGCAAACCATGGATGTGCAACCTTATCATTAAGCGAATACGCACCTAAGACTGCAACTGATGGAGGAACTTGGATAAGTGTGTTAGTGTTTGGGTCGGTCACAGTCACATCAGGAAAATATGCAGCTGCAAATGATGAGTTCAGTGCTCTATTCTTAAAAGAAGTAACTGTATTTGATACATGCGGTTTTTGGATTGACGAAGTTATAACAGTATTAACTTGATCTCTTTCTTCAATATCCATGATGTACATAGCGTCAAATCGATCTTCCACTTTTTGAACCGCGTAGTCTGTCACAGACGCATGTCTTAAACCCGGAATGGCAAGTATTTGAATATCAACATCGGTTTTTGAAGCCATGATATCAACAGCTTTTCTATATGCTGATACTGTATTATCATTTACGCCTAACGATAATGCATCATCCATTTCTCTTTTAACAGCAACGTTTGTTAACTTTGATTTTTCTTCATCAAAAATGTTAACACCGTCAAACCCACCTTGTGCCATGAATGTAAACTTAGCAAATTTAATATTACCAACTTTACCTAGATCATCTACGCTAAAGGCTCTCGTTTTATTAGTTTCATTAGCTGAGATGTTACCTTTTCGTGTATATGATGCGCTTAACCAGTATTCCGGATCTGCTAAAGTATCAGAACCAGTCCGAACAAGAATATTTTCTAAAGTAAATTTATTATTATTGAATTTATCGCTGTCTAATACGGTACCATTAACATCAGCAACGCCGGCATTGTTACCTGCAGAAAAGTTAATAACATCTATTCTATGAGAAGGAAAATGCTTAGTAAAGGACTTAAAAGAATTATCGGGCAAACCTATTAAGTTAGGTTGTGTGGCAGATGTTTTTCTTGTTGTTTGAACACCCCAAAATAATCTTTGATCTGACTTTTTTGTTATACCAGTTCCTTGTGCAACAGTCTCTCTATAAGGAACAGGAGGTTCTTTAAGCGCTTGAACTATATTGCTAGTACTCCAAAGCGCATCAACGGATGCATTAAGTAAAGAACCACTGGTAACCAAGTGATTAGGACCTCTAAAACCAATAGGTAGTGCTGATATATCAACGTTCCCATTCTCAACATCATCAGAAATTTCAACTCTTATAAATCTAGACCTTACTGGGTGATTACCATCAACTATAATTTTTTGACTATTTGAGCCAACATCAAAGTTATAATAAATATTTTGATCTCCAATCGCTCTACCAACATATCTATCTGACCCTGGATTTAAAGATATGCCTCTAAAGCTCTCTAGTACTCTTTGTTCTTCATCAGTGTCGCTAAAAGAACGTACAACTAAATCAAATGTACCATATTCTTTGTTTGATGTGTTAGCTTTTCTAATATTTTCAATTGAGAATTTAAATTTATTTGCTGTATTTTCACCTGGTGAAAGCAAATGTACTCTAAATAAATCTTTTGGAGCAGAACCAAATGCCTGTGAAATAATAAAAGGCGTCTTCGCATGTGAAAACCTATCTTCAAAATCTTCGTAATTAGGAACCAAACTCGAGCCTTCATTTCTTGTTGAAATTGATGACGTTAATAAAAGACCAATATCTTCTGCTGTACTGTTTGATGATTCTGAATAGCCACCTATTGTTATAACACTACTACCTGTAACAACAGCCAAATCTGGGTATATATCGTAATGTGAATAAAGAAGATGTCCTTCTTCTTCTATCTTGTAAGGGTTTGTATTGAATACATTTGCAAAATAATTAGGACTAGTCATATCAAAAGAAGCAGTTATGTGCGTAAGTTTTGATGTGTCTAAATTATTATAACCATTCATTAACATTACAAAGTCTTGGGTTGCCAAGTTAACAGAGCCTGTTGTGTGACCTTGTGTACTGTTAGTTGCAATATTTCCTTTAGTTGGTGCATTAGAATTTTGTGTTGTACCACCACTTAAGTGAAGTATTACACCACTTGGTGCTAAAAGAACACCGCGAAGAATCGGAACTGCGCCGCCTTGTCCACCAGAAAAAGTACGAAGATCAACAAGCGCATCTGCCGCCAAAGCATTTATAGCGTTCCCTGCGACGCCTATGTTATCCATTGTCAAAGTAATTTGTGTATCTGAAGATCCTTGTGCAGCTGTGATTCCTTTAATGCCAGTTGTGCCTGTTCCTTGACCACTGTCAGCTGGATCAATAAGCCCATCAGCTACTCCATTAATTGCTAAAATAAGCTTACCTGCTACTTTTGCATCAGAATTTGTCGCTGTTGCAGCGCATGCAATTGCTATTTTGTTTGCGGCTTCAGCTGGGTCAGCAGCCTCTCCATCGTCTAATAAGATTGAAGTTGCAACCCCTGAACCACCTGCTAAAACAGGTATTGTATATACAAAAGTAGTATCAGCTCCTGCAGCAGTAAAGCCTGTTAGATCAATTGCATTCACAGCAGTTGCTTTAACATTTAGCTGTTGAATACCAGCATCACTAAAAATTGTACTTCCGTTCGACTCAGACATGAATGTGCCTAAGAAATAAGTTCTACCTTGAGGACCGTAACCAGAACTATCGGTTGCAGCAGCATAACTATTATTACCAATCAAACCATTTTCTTGTACAATTCTATTACCAGCTGTAAAACCTGCGTTTGTTACTTTGCCTGTTGATGTATTTCTTTGTTTACCATTTCCGGCACCTAAAACACGCATATAGGTAACAGCTTGTGCGTTGCTTAGCCATTGACTAACTGCGATTGGTCCAAATTTTTCACCATCAGAAGCGCCAAATGTTGTAATGAAGTCGCTATAATTCGCAAAAGTTAAAGGAACATATGCTGGACCTTCAAGCGCAGTACCAATTATTCCAGCAGGTACGCCTACCGGTCCAGTTCGCCTAGGTTGCGACAAGTCTATTTCTCTAGTTTTTACACCTGCTGACTTAAATGTTATTTCTGCCATAAAATTTCTCCGTTTATCTTAATTATTCGAAACTTACACCTGAATTCGTAATAATGAAATCTATTGCAATAAATTCTACTGCGCGTGTTGGTACTAACACAATTCTTCCATTTAAACGATTCTGTTCGATATCTTCACTTGAATTATTAGATGAGTCCATTACTATTTTAAATTGGTCAACACCTTGCTGGATTTGAATTGTTGCCAGCTGAGGTGTTGCTTCTGCAACAAATCTAGATCTAGTTTGTGGTGTATTTTGTTCAAAGATTAATTTATTTGCAATATCTGAAATAATTCTTTTAACTTCTAAAAGCATTCTTCTAACATTGACTCTATCCAGTGCAGATCGATCTTGTTGGAGTGTTTTTTGTCCAAATATAACAAAGCCTCCGTTAGGAAAGTTAGCAATAGGATTTATTCTTGCTTCATACAATACGTTACGATCTTCAGCATTAAGTCTAACCTCAGAATTCAAAACATTGCTTAAGGCCCCTCTGTTAAAGCCAGCTGGTGCAAACCATGGGTAAGCCACAGAATCATTATACCCTAAAGCTTTAAGTGCAGCAATCGATGAAGGTAACGATATAGCTGTATTATTTATATCGTCTGCAAATATCATATCTGGAAAGTAAGTTGCCGCGTAACTATTATCAACACCCCTCGCTTCAAAAACATCTATTGTTTCTTGAACGCTAGGTCTTGTAGTTTTACTAAATATTATATTACCATTATCATCATAAGCAGGTATATCCATTAAATAAATAGCTTTGCTATAATCTCTAGTTAGATCACTTACAAAATCTGTGACAAAAGGTTCTTTAATTCCCGGTATAGCGACAATATTAACTCTCGAAGCCATTGGATCTGTTATTATTCTAGCAGCTGATCTATAAGAATTAATAATATTGTTGTCTTTACCCGAACCTGCTGCAGAAATTGCATGCAAGTTTTGATGTGTAAATGTTCCGTTTGAAACATTAGCTTTTCCTTGCGCATCTACTGAGGATGCTCGATCATTCATTAGACGATTATCTTTGTCAAGAATGTTAAGACCGTCAAACCCTCCATGAAGAATATTTGTAAATTTTGCGTAGTCTGTGAATCTATTAAAGTACTTAGCATTTCTAGCTGCTGCTAAAGTTGCAAATGTTATTCTTTGTAAAGCACTTCCACCATCATCAAGTATTGTATAGTTTTTTGTTTCTATTTTACCATTACGCAAGTAAGCAGCTTCTCTCATATGCTCATTAGCACTTCCAGTCACAGCAGATGCTATTGAAGCCTCAATTGTTGAAGTTGTTGCTATTTGACTGTATAGTGAAACTTTTGATAAACTAAATTTATTGTTATTGAATATATCTGCGCCTGATCCTGTTACCAGCGTATCAAGTTTTTCTAAGCCTAAAAACTTACCATAGCTTTGAACTAAGGGATTGATATTCGAAGAAGCGTTTGATTGTAAGATAGCATCGCCTATGGTGCCGGTCAACGGAAGTGTTTCCATTTTAACACCCCAGAAAAATCTATTATCTGATAATTCTAGTGCGCCTGGTTCACCGGTGAAATTTGGAGCCGCGTTCTTAGCAACTGCGCCACGCGTAACCTTAAATCTAAAAGGAATGGGTGGTAAAATAGAACCAGTTAAGTGTGCTCCATCAACAAATGCTGCACCCTGTTCAGTTGCCAATCTAGCCGCACCTTCAGAAGCTGGTGCACCACCAGGCAAATTAGTATCATTATCTGTTAAGTTGTCATTTGTTTTTAATAAAGGAATACCTCTAAAACCAAAAGGTAACGTTTCTTCTGGTATTAAACTATCTTCAACATTTTTATTTATAATAATTCTTACGTATTGTGATCGATTAGGCCTTTTACCTTCAACGTTAATTCTTCTTTCTGATTCTGTCTCAGCGTCAAAATTATAGTATACTTTCATATCGCCAACTTTATTAGCAATATAATTTTCATCTTTAGGATCAAGTGTACAAAGAGGAAATTGTTCTAGAATTTTAAGATTTGTATCAGTGTCATCATAACTTCTAACTAAAACTGTAAACGTTCCAAAATTTTTCTTTTTATTGGTTGATTTTTTTAAATTAGTTATTGATATCTTAACACGCTTATTTCCAACTTCTCCGTCATCAAGAGATTCAAAATGAAATAGATCATACTCTTTATTTCCAAAGGGTTGCGAAATAAATGAAGTTGTTTTTGCAGATCTATAACGTGTATCAAATCTACCAAAAGCGTCTCTAAAAGTTTGTGATGTATCACCTGACGAAGCACTAGTACCACCAGAACCGGAAGCAACACAAACTGTTCCTTTAGTAGCATTATAAGTAACACGCGCCAGTTCATTCTCAACAGCAAAATCTGCATAAAAAAGATGTTGTTCTTCTTGAAATCTATCTGGGTTTTTGTTTAAAAATTTACCAATATAATGCTTACTAGTCGGATTTAACGAAGCGGTATATATTTTAATACCAGCCAACCCTTCATCATTAGCAAATGTTTGTCCTAAAGCGCTTGACAAAACTAATTTAAAAGTACCATCTTCGCCAGTCCCAGTATAGTTTGCTATTTTTGCCAAATCATCAGCAGTTTCACTAGCTGAATATGCTTTGTCATGATCCAACAATTGAACACGGGATCCAGTTGCTGTTAATAACATTGCCCTAACTAATCGAACACTAGTCGATGCATCAACTGAATCACTATCTGTAAATAACGGATATCCGGCTGGTTCATATTCATTTATATCATGTGACGCAACTATAAATTGTACGCACCCTTCGTGCCTTAGATCTGTATTACCATTTCTAGATGACACCAACCCTTTAATTCTAAAACCTGCATTTTTAACTGTGCCTTGTGATAATGTTGTCTGGATATCCCCTGTGGAGTTAGCTGCACCTGCGCCAAGCACCCTAACATATGTAACTGCTGTTCTATTTTTTAGCCATTCGCTTACAGCGTATGGGCCAAACTGTTCTCTATTTAAGGTTCCAAATTTTCTTTCAAAATCAACGAAAGACCCTAAAGTGACAGGAACAAATGCAGGACCTTGGGTTGACGTCCCAATAATCCCCGCAGGTACACCTTCGATTTCTACTGTTCTCTGAGTTAAATCAATTTCTCTTTCGAAAAAACCCGGAGATCTAAATGTTTGCTCTGCCATTAGTCTCTCCTAAAATTACTAATATAAGTATTCATTTGTGTTGGTAATATCTTTTTTTAATTATTCATATTGTCTATCAATTTCTTTAATAATTCTAGAAGATACAACAGACTCGCCTGTTCTAGAATTAACATTTTTTACTCTTAAGAATTCTTTTTGACTATTATTTGAAAAAGGATTTTCTACAAGAGCCTCCAAAGTTGCATTACTTTCACCCCTGCTTATTTTTAAAGAATCAGCATTTGTTAAGTCAGTCATAACATGTCTTTCTATAGATTCTTTATCTGTTTCAGGCTGATAATCTAAAGTAACAGGAGATGATATATCATTATAAGTAAAGTCAATTGAAGGTGCAGAAAAATATGATCTAACTTGACTAGATAAGCCTGGGACTTTTGAATTTAAAATATATCCAGGCAAAGTTAATTCAAAATTATATTTAATAAGCCTTTCATCATCAGTCATACTATCAAAATTATTATCAAACGTTATTGAGTCTCCAATAAATGCGACCAGTTCAAACCCTTCATTAGTTTTAATAGCAAATTCCCCACCCGGTACATCAATTTTATTTAAAAGATACTCAATCATTTGATTACCTTGTTGCATATATTGACACCAAAAAGTAATATTATATGTCATGGTAATAAAATACGGGTACGGTATTTGAATAATTTCAAATATATTTGTACCTAAATTATTTTTTAAATTAACTTGTGCTGTTTTTGAAAACTGTAAATTACTTTTTTCTCTTCTAGTTGCAACTTTACCTGCTTGCGCACCTAATGAATTGGATGCATCTATAAAGTTATTATTTGTAGCTACGTTATCTTGATTTCTCAATCCTGACTTGTTAACAAGATTTTGAAAATTTCTATCTTTTTCAGATAACTTATTTTTTACTGTATAGTTTGGTTGAGCTCTCAAAGCAATTGCAGTTTTCTTCCCACCTTGACTAGCGCCAATGTCTAGGTTTTGTCTGACAATTGATATTAAAGGTAAGATGTTTGTATTGTTTTTGTCTCTAATTGGATTTTTCCTTCGTGTCAGTGCAAATCTTTCACCTGTTGCAAAGATAACTGGTACATTTTTAACTTGATCTTCGGAAGTAACCTGGAAATTTAATGTCTCATTAAACAAATCAAATACAGCGCGATCTATGTTTTCAATACCGATTGACGGGAATTCAAAATCAGTAGGCACATTACTCCCATCAAAATCTTTAATTAAAATTTGCTTCGGAGGTATTTTTGTTTTAGACATAATTATTTATCACTGTAAAATGAAGAGCCGGCTTTTGTTGCGTCACCTTTAGAAGATACTTCTTTTGGACCGGTTATTGGGTCTTCTAATACGCCATTTTTTCTTAAATCTCTTACATCACCAGTCTTCCCTAGACGATTTTCACTAAAACCTCTTTGCTGAACAAAAGTGTCCTGCACTGCATCATCATCAGTATGCTCTTCAGATGTTGGACCAAAAACCTTAGATAAGAATTGATCTTTTCTAGCTTGGCGCCCTGATATCGTTATAAAACGTTTATGCTCAATTTGACCAAAAATTGTATTTGTCAAAGGTGCTTTAATTACTTCAAAAAATGTCGACCCATATGAGAAAAAGTCACCTTCTAATATTTCTATTCCTTTATCTAATAAGTCCCGGGATTGGATGTAAGCTTCTATTGTATAATACTCTTCAGATCCAAATCTATTTGTTCTGATTTCTTGTTCATTATACTTTACTAAGCAATCTAATTCAATTGGCGATTCGAAAACCTTGTCCGGACTTTCTTCGTAAACATCGTGTACTTTTGATTTGATTTCAGAAATTTGAAATAAATATATTTTTTGCCCAATAACATCTTTAATGACTTCTTTGGCAATATCATTAATAAAATTTATTTCTCTAGGGGTGATGAAAAGTCGTGCCATGATTTATCCGTAAAAAATAGCTTTACCATTAGGTACTGGTACATATTTAAGTTGTTTATTGATTTGCTCTGCTCTTGCTGATTGAATCTCCATTAACTTATCGTAAGTCATTGAGTCTAACAGTTCTCTTAATTTTTCTTTTAAAGAATCTCTATCTGTTCTACCATTACTAATAAGGTCACTGCTATTCAAAGTAACGTCAGAATTAGGTACGGGAATACTTCCAAATTTACCCCTAATATAACCTAGTTGCTCCATGGAAATGGCTAGAGTGTAACTTCTGATCCACTGGCGACCTATACTGTTTATACGGCCATACTGAACGTTACCAAATGGTAGATTGTTCATGTTTGATACGCCGTGAATTGTGTCGTCGCGATAAGAAGGTTGAGTTGGATCTGGGTATTGTCTAATTCTAAGGAATAATTTTGCGTTGGATGTAGGTGATGGGTATATTCTAAAGTTTGTTCCCATGATCTTATATGAAAAATTTGAACGCCTTACACGATTAGATAAATCTAATTGTCCGCCACGAAGCAAATCTTCGTAAACCGGCAAAATATAAAATACTGTCTCAGGTGTAAACGATTCAAAGCTAAATTCATTATTTAAGTAGTTTATTGCAGAGGTAGTGTCAAAAAATCTATAAGCTGCAGCAGAATTATAGTGAAAAACCTCATCAATTTTAAGCTTACCCTTTGTATTGACAAAAAGTCCACCATCTGCACCAGATAATTCTGTGTATATATTATAATCTTGACGCCCTGTTTCAAGCTGGATCGATCCTGTTACAGAATTGTATGAACCACCAATTCCAGCTTCCATCGCGTAAGGTTCAGCAAATCTACTAAGAAATTCTAAGTTTTCTCTAATATACTTTTCTTCACTGCCGCTCATGATGCTACCAGTAGCAAAACCTAAAAAGTTAACTAATTGTGACTTAGCTTGGTATTGATTAAGAATTGCGCTATATTCTAGCGTAGCCTCCTCAAAATTACCCCATATTTGTTTTTTAGTTAATTCTACAGAAAGGATATCATCACCTAACTTTCTTTTAACAAAAGTAATCATACTATCCGCGTCAGTTTTAAAATTATCTTCGGCGTCGTATACCCCAAAAGGTGTTGGGAATGTTGTATTTGAAAATATAGCCACGCTGTTACCTCACTGCTTATTTATATATAGGCTAACTCAACTATAACTTAACGGACCATTTACATATATCTCTTTGAAAACTAGTTTTCTAATATATTTTATTTGCCTTGACCTATCGCCGTAAACAACGCAACATAATAATCTTCAATATTTTTTTGTATGTCACCAATTGTCTTAATTTTGTACTATCTGGTTTCATTTTTTATATCTCCGTTGATCGATCGAGTCATTTAATTTGTGACCTTCTACACCATGTGCCTCATGTGCTTCACCTAACCCATCACTATCTTTAACTTTTTCTAACAGAATAGCTGGTATGTCTGTTTCAACATAACATTCTGGCCACTCGACATCGTAAATAGCAACGTGACCGCTTTCATCTAAACTGTGCCAAAGTACTTTACCAATCTCATTTAAAGCAGAATCCTTCCGCTTAACGTGAGTCAGTCATGTATGGCCTATAATATCATCATGTGCTTTTGTTTTATTAGGGATATCATCTAATCCGTAACTGTATTTGT